CTAAAAATGAGCCTAAGCCAGCTTACGAAGATGAGGTGGTAACTGTTGTTGCACCGGAAATACAAGTAAGACTTAGTAACTTAAATACCGAAGATACTGTTTATTTAAGATTTGCAGTTACCAAATTAGGGAAATTAATTAATACCAACCAAGTTGATGAATACGGATTTTTTATATCTAATGATGCTAATGATTTATTGCCTACTACATATGATGAGTTAATTGCTGATAGTGCTACTACAAATATATCGTTATCAGGTACACCCACACAACTTATAAACGTTCCTTATAAAACATCTTTTAAAACTAAATATGATTTACCACCGGATCCAATAACAGTTCCTATATCAGGTCTAACAGATCCGACTACTGTTTATTATAAATTTTATGCAAGAACATATAGAGGTGATTTATTTCCAAACGGAAATGTAGTTAGTGAAACGGTAATAGCTAAGACTATACCATCCGCTAATCCTAAAGGTATTAATTTTGTTTCTTCTGTTTATGTAGTAAGCGACTCACCTTCTTACCCACCAGCAGTTTCTTGTGGAACAGGAGCATCTTCTGATATTTATAAAGTTTGGTTTTTTGACCATACTGGAGGAACAAACGATCCAGCTGTTGGTGATTTTGTGCGTGTTACAGGTTTAGAATATAAGGGTGAAACTAAAGTATTTAATACAACATATGGATCCGGTGTTAACACATTTGCACAGTTCCAAACAGATATACCCAAAAGCGATTACGATTTTGTTAATTTTTATGATTGGAAAATACTAGATGAAAACAGAAGTCAATATATGGCAATAAGGGTAGATAAAATAACGGGAAAAGTAGTAAGAGTAAATACATGCCCATGATACAAAATATAATACAGTTATTAGAAATAGCAAAACAGGAAAAAGTAAGAAATAAAACAATTGATATAGCTTTAGGAAAGTACAAATTTCCTGAATCTATAAAAGAAGGATACGAACAATATAAAAAAGGATTATGGCAGAAATAGTAATGGAAGTAGATCTTAAAACAGGATCCGCTATTAAAAATGCCGGTGACTTACAGGACTCTATACAAGATGTAGATAAAGAAACTAAAAACGTTACCGAAAGCACACAGGAAATGGGTAACCAGCTGGATAGTGTTACCGGTGGTGCTATAACTAAATTTAAAGGACTAACTGGTACTTTAAAAAAAGTAGTTGGATCTTTTAAAACATTAAAAGGTGCTATTATTGCTACTGGTATAGGTGCTTTGGTAATAGCAGTTACATCTTTAACCCAAGCTTTTACAGCTAGTGAAACAGGACAAAATAGATTAGCTAAAGTTTTAAAACAATTTGGGGTTATTGCTGGAAATGTTGGTGATATATTCTACAGTCTAGGGGATACTATTTATAATGTAATTACTGGTAATTTTGATGAAGCAGGAAAAGCTTTTGATAGATTAAAAGAAAGGGTAACTAATTTTGGTGATGAAACTAAAAGAGAATTAGAATTAGCTGGTGAGTTAGCAGATAAAATAGCGGATGCTGATAAAAGAGAAAGGGAATTATTAGTAGAAAGATCCCAGACTAATGTAAAAATAAATGAATTAAAAACTAAAGCAGCTGAGGTAGATAAATTTACTAGTGAACAAAGAATACAATTTTTAGAACAAGCTGCAGCTCTAGAAGATGAAATAACCGGAAAAGAAGTTGCATTAGCTGAATTAAGAAGAGATATTAAGATAGAAGAAAATAGTTTAAGCGAAAGTTCTAAAGAAGATCTGGATGATGAAGCACAATTAATAGCTAATGTTATACAATTAGAAGAACAAAGGTTACTTAAAAACAAAGAGTTATTGGGTGTAGCTGCGGGATTAAGAAAAATGGAAGCTGACAAGCTAAAAGCGGAAAGAGAAAAAGAGTTGGCTGATTTCCAAAAACAGCAGGATGATATATCCGGTATTTTAAAAAATAGCATTGCCAAAAACAACGATTTTGTTATATCCTCCGAAAAGGATATTAATGATAAGTTAAAAGGTTTATTAAAAACAAAAGCTAAAGAAGAAAAGCAGATAGATAAATTAACTACGGAAGACAAAGTAAATTTAGCTAGCAATGCATTAGGCAATTTATCCTCTATAATGGGAGAAGAAAGTAAAGCAGGAAAAGCAGCAGCAATAGCACAAACAACTATTGAAACATACAAAGGTGCAACTTCTGCCTATAGTTCTTTAGCAGGTATCCCTATAGTTGGTCCAGCATTAGGTGGTATAGCAGCAGCTGCAGCGGTTGTAGCTGGAATGAAAAACATACAAGCAATACAACAAATAGGACCACCAGTATCTGCACCAAGTGCAACACCAAGAGGAGCACAGCCGCCTAGATTTAACATAATAGGGGCAGCACCAGAAAACCAATTAGCACAAGCTATAGGGGATAGAGAACAAAAACCTGTTAAAGCTTATGTGGTAAGCAACGAGGTAACAACACAACAAGCATTGGATAGAAATATAGAACGTAGTGCTTCTATAGGTTAACAAATAATAACAATAACTATTGTATATATATGGATATAATCGAACTTTTTATAGATGAGAACGATGAAGTTTCCGGAATAGACGCCGTATCTATAGTAGAAAATCCGGCAATCGAGGAAGACTTTATAGCATTGAAAAATCAAGAATTTAAGTTTGCAGAAGTAAACAAGGAAAAAAGGATATTAATGGGTGCGGCTCTTATTCCTAATAAACCTATTTATAGAAGAAACGAAAAAGAGGATAAAGAATACTATATTTATTTTTCACGGGAAACTGTAAGAAAAGCAAGTGAATTGTTTTTTATTAGGGGTAATTACAATAGATCTACATTGGAACATAGTATGCCTTTAAACGGTTTAGTAGCTGTAGAATCATGGATTGTAGAGGATGAAAAAAAAGATAAAAGCAGAAAGTATGGTATGGAAGTTCCATTGGGTACTTGGATGCTTAGCATGAAAGTATTAAACGACGATGTTTGGAACGATTATGTACAAACGGGGAAAGTTAAAGGTTTTAGTATAGAAGGTTATTTTGCAGATAGGCTAGAAAGACCAAATGAACCTAGCGCTTTAGAAGAGATGCAAAAAATAGAAGAAGAGGAAGCGGAATATATGTTATCCCAAATAACAGCTATTATTAAAAAAGATAATAGAAGAAAAAACGGTAAACATACTGAATTAGAAAGTTATTCGGATTATCCAAAAGCTGTTAGTAATAATGCTAAACGTGGTATTGAATTAAATGAAAAAGTAAATAACAGATGTGCTACACAAGTAGGAAAAGTTAGAGCAAAACAATTAGCACAAGGAAAACCAATTAGTGTAGAAACTATAAAAAGAATGTTTAGTTATTTAAGTAGAGCAGGTGAATACTATGACGAAGGTGATAACGAAGCATGTGGAACAATTTCCTATTTATTATGGGGAGGTAAAGCTGGTTTAAGATGGGCGGGTGCTAAATTAAAAGAATTGGATCTGCTAGAAGCGAGTTTAAAAGAACCTTGTTACAATGGTTATGAAATGATTGGTTTTAAAATTAAAAATGGTAGAAGGGTTCCTAATTGTGTTCCAATAAAGTAATGAGAAAGTACGACGAAAAAGCACCTAGTCCAAAAAATGATAGAAGGGCATGCTTATGCCCAGATGGTACCTATTCTAGAAAATGTTGCGATGGTAGTTTCCAAGCACAGGGAATAGGGAATATTACTAAAATAGATTCTTAAAAATATAACAAAAAGTATTTTATTTTATTTATAATTATATGAAAGCAACAGATATGTTAAACAAAGTTAAAGAAGTTCTTGGGGTTGAATTAGAATCACAGGAAGTAAAACTAGCGCAAGCTACTTTGGAAAACGGAACTGTTATAGAAAGTGAAGATTTTGCTATAGGTAGCGAAGTTTTTATCGTAACAGAAGATGAAAAAGTAGCATTACCTGTAGGGGAGTACACACTAGAGGATGGTGAAATGTTAACCGTCCAAGAAGAGGGGATTATTGCCAATATTGGGCAAGCGGAAGAACCAGCAGAGGAGGAAGCTTCTAAAGAAGAAAAATTAGAAGAGGAAAAAGAGGAAATGAATTATGCTACTAAAGAAGAATTAGCTGAGGTTAAAGATATGATCGAAGAAATTAAAGCTATGATAAAAGACAAAGAAGAAATGTCTGAGGAGGTAGTAGAAGAAAAAGAGGTTTTATCTGAAGAGGTAAAAGAAGAGCCTAAAGAGGAACCTAAAGAAGAATTATCTAAAGTAGAAAAAATAAAGCATAACCCAGAAGCTGAATCAGAGGTTAAAATGAACCTTTATTCGCAGAAAAAACCATTAACTACTTTGGATCGAGTTATGCAAAAAATTTCAAACATTAAAAAATAAATTTAATTTAATATGGCAACGACAACTTCAATCACCACAACTTATGCTGGTGAGTCAGCGGGGCAGTTTATTAGTGCTGCTTTACTAAGCGGTTCTACTATCGATAACGGTGGTATTACTGTAAAACCTAATGTAAAATACAAAGAAGTAATTAAAAAGCTTGCTACAAATGCTATCGTTAAAGATGCAACTTGTGACTTTGATGCTACTTCTACAATTACATTAACGGAAAGAATTTTACAACCAGAGTATCAGCAAGTTAACTTGCAACTTTGTAAAAAAGATTTTATTAGCGATTGGGAAGCAATTTCTATGGGATATTCAGCACATCATGAACTACCAAGTTCTTTTGCTGATTTTTTAATTTCACATGTAGCTGCTAAAGTTGCACAAAGAACAGAACAATCTATCTGGTCAGGTGCAACAAGTAACAATGGTCAATTTGACGGATTTGAAACTACATTAGCATTAGATGCTGATTTACCAGCAGCACAAGAAGTTGCAGGTACAACTGTTACTAGCTCTAATGTTATAGCACAAATCGGAAGTATTGTAGATGCTATACCTAGTGCGCTTTATGGAAACGAAGATCTTTATATTTACGTTTCACAAAATATTGCAAGAGCATACGTTCGTGCTTTAGGTGGATTTGGAGCTAGCGGTTTAGGAGCAGCTGGTACAAACGACATGGGAACTCAATGGTGGAACAACGGTTCACTTAGTTTTGATGGTGTTAAATTATTCGTTTGTAATGGTCTTTCTGATAACACTGCTATTGCAGCTGAAAAATCTAACTTATTCTTTGGAACTGGTCTTTTAGCAGATCATAACGAAGTAAAAGTTTTAGATATGGCTGACTTAGATGGTTCTGATAATGTAAGAGTGGTAATGAGATTTACTGCTGGTGTACAATACGGAATAGTAGAAGATATAGTAACATACGGAATTACTAACTCTGCTAACTAATAAATAATTAATTAATATAATTAGGGTAGGTGGTAATTAATCTGCCTACCCTTTTTTAATAAAATAGATCCTATGGCATGTGATATTACAAGGGGACGAAAAGAACCCTGCAAAGATACAGTGGGAGGCATCCGTAAAGTTTATTTTACAGACTTTGGAGATTTAGGAACTATTACCTTAACAGATGACGAAATTACAGATATGAGTGGTACGTTTACCGCTTTTGAATATGAAGTTAAAGGTAATTCTAGTTTTGAACAAACGGTAAATGCCTCAAGAGAAAACGGAACAGTTTTTTATGAGCAAACTTTAAATTTAACTTTAAAGAAATTATCTAAGGAAGATAATAAGGAATTAAAACTATTGGCTTATGGTAGACCCCATATAGCTATAGAAGATTATAATGGAAATGTAATGCTTATGGGTAGGGAACATGGAGCAGATGTAAGTGGAGGTACAATTGTAACGGGAGCAGCTATGGGTGACCTTAGTGGCTATACGCTTACCTTTACTGCACAAGAAACCCTTCCAGCTAACTTTGTTGATAGTCCAACAGCAGCAGATCCTTATGCAGGTATGGGTAGTGCAACAGTTACAGTAACTGAAGGAACTAACTCTTAATTTGTTATTTCATTTGATAATTAGAAAGGGTAGCAGAAATGCTACCTTTTTTTTGTGATTTATTTTTTATTGTTAAAAAAATGTTTATATTAGCAATATAATAACTAATAAAACATAAGAATTATGAAAAATACAGTGTTGACAGGAATGTCAAAAGCAATAAAAATAACAGAAGACCCTGATAACGGAACTAAACAAGTTAGGCTTAACACAAATTGGTTTCAAAAACAAGGCGTGGTTTTAAAGGATGGTTATTACAACGATCCAGTAGTATTAGAAATATATAACGAAGATTCAAGAGATATAATCTTGGATTAGGGAGTTTGTGTTTTTATTTTTAAGGCAGCAGAAATGTTGCCTTTTTTTATATTCTAAACCGTTAAAGAAACGTTAAAATATGTAAATTGTCAATAAATTGTAAATAAATATAGTATATTTACATAGTAAAACAATAAAAAACTATAATTATGACACGATATAGAATTTATCAATGTTCTGCTGATGGTTCAGATGATTGGACTGAAATTAGCCAACAAAGATTTTTAGAACTAACAGAAGGTAGAGGTGCTTATAAAAATGGCACAGCTTTAGAAGCTATAAAAAAAGTAGGAAAAATCAGAACAGATTTCTCATACTTTAAATTAGCTAACCCAAGAAGTTTTGAAGATTTATTTGATTACTAAATTTTTATATATAACAGGGTAGCAGAAATGTTGCCCTTTTTTTATTTTAACAAATTGGAATTACTTTTATTGTATATATATGATTATTTTAGAAAGTTCAAGTAGTTCACAAACTTTTAATTTTATACCCAGATCTTACACATCAGGTATAACTTATACAATTAAAATAATTAATGAAACTACTAACAAGGAGGTATATAGCGATACCGCTACTTCATTTACGGAAGATAAATATTATTACCAATATAGCGGAATTTTTACGCTTGTACAGGACACCTATTACAATCTAGAAATCACAGCTGCATCCGGTGTTATATTTAGAGATAGAATTTTTTGCACTAACCAAACAGTGGATAGCTTTACTATTAATAATAGTCAATATACCGTTAACAGCGAAAACAACGAATTTATAGTTTTATAGAATGGAAAACTTACACATAATTAATTTATCAACCTACAATAGACCTAAAATAAAAGAGGATAAAAGAAAAGATTGGGTAACTTATGGGGAGGATAATAATTACTATCAATATTTAATAGACTTATATATTAATTCTACAACCAATAATGCGATTATAAATGGTGTAAGTAATATGATATATGGTAAGGGTATAGATGCTTTAGATAGTAGCACCAAAACGGAAGAGTATGCTGCTTTAAAAAGCATATTCCATGATTCTTGTTTAAAAAAAATAGCATTGGATTTAAAAATGCTAGGAGAAGCAAGTTTCCAAATATTATACCAAGATGGTAAGGTTGTAAAAGCGGAACATTTTCCTAGACAAACTTTACGTGCAGAAAAATGCAATGATGATGGTGATATAGAAGCTTATTATTACCACCATAATTGGGAAAAAATAAAACCAAATGACAAGCCAAAAAGAATAGCTAATTTTGGTTATGGCAACGGAACAGAGCCAGAAGTTTATATAGTTAAAAAATATGTATCCGGTTACGATTATTATTGTCCACCGGATTACCAGGGTGGTTTAGCATATGCTGAACTAGAAAGCGAAATAAGTGATTATCTAATTAACGATGTACAAAATAACTTTTCTGGAACAAAGGTAGTTAATTTTAACAATGGTGTACCAGATCGCGAAAAGCAAATGCAGATTAAAAACGATGTAATGCATAAGCTAACTGGTAGTAAAGGTGAAAAGGTTATTATAGCATTTAACAATAATGCGGAAAGCAAAACAACAGTGGATGATATTCCTTTAAACGATGCACCATCGCATTATGAATATTTATCTACAGAAGCATCTACTAAATTAATGGTAGCACATAGGGTTACATCCCCTCTGTTATTAGGGATAAGATCTGGTAATGCTGGTTTGGGAAACAATGCTGATGAAATTAAAACAGCTAGTTTATTATTTAATAATATAACTATAAAACCATACCAGGATTTAATTATTGAATGTATGGACCAAATATTAGCTGTTAACGATATTAGTTTAAAGCTATATTTTAAAACACTACAACCTTTAGAATTTATAGAAACAGATAATGCTATAACTAATGAATCTAGGGAAGAAGAAACGGGTGTAAAATTATCCGATGATAAATTAAATAGTATAGCAGATGCATTAATTGAATTAGGAGAGGATGAAGATCTAGAAAACTGGGATCTAGTAGACGAAAAAAAGGTTGATTACGACGAAGAGGAAAGGTTAGATAAAATGATTGGTTTAGCTAATACTGGAAGTGCAAGACCTAATAGCAAAAGTGAACAAGATGGCGAGGTAGAAAAAAATGAAGAAGTTTTAAAGTTTAAAGTTCGTTATTCTTATGCACCACCTAGAGCAGATTCCGAAAGTAGAGAATTTTGTCAAAAAATGGCAGCTGCTAAAAAAGTATATAGAAAAGAGGATATAATTAGCATGGATAACAAAGTTGTTAATGCTGGTTGGGGACCTAATGGAAGTAATACTTATAGTGTATGGTTTTATAAAGGTGGAGGTTCTTGTAGGCATTTTTGGATTAGAAAAACATATATGGCTAAGGATGTGCAACCGGATGTAAATAATCCAAATGCAGAAATAACAGTAAACGAAGCTAAAAGGGAAGGATTTACACCAGAAACAAATGATGCTAAAGTAGCAAAGAGAACAAGGGACCAAGTTAATAGGGGATTTTTAAATCCAAAAAAGTTTAAAACACCAAGAAGTAAAGGAGTATAATTATGGCAGAAGCATTATTAGTTTCCAGAAAAGACGTTGTTAAATTTACTGCAATGAGTGGTAATGTAGACACGGATAAATTTGTACAATATATTAAAATAGCACAGGATAAGCATATAGAAAATTATATAGGTTCCGATCTTATAAATAAAATACAGGCAGATATTATAGCCGATTCTTTAACTGGTGATTATTTAACTCTTGTAAATACATGGATTAAACCTTGTTTGCTACACTGGACGATGGTAGAATACCTGCCATTTAGTAATTATACTATTGCTAACAAAGGTGTTTTTAAACACACTAGTGAAAATTCTGAATCTGTAACAAAAGAGGAAATAGATTTTTTATTAGAAAAAGAAAGAAACACAGCACAATATTATACTAATAGATTAATAGATTATTTATCATTTAATGCTAGTAGTAAATTTCCAGAATATTATACTAATAATAACGAGGATGTTTATCCTGACAAAGATATATTTGGTGGATGGGTAATTTAAAAGTTATTACAAAAACATACAATCCTAAAATAAAAAACGTTATAAAATTAAAGGATTATTTAAAAAAAATGAATAACAAAATTAATAAAAAATTATTGTTATAATATGGGCTACGGAGCAATATATCCAGAAAGTTGGTGGGGAAACGCAAACGAAGCAAGTGCATGGGGAATAGTTTACCCTACAAATGCGGGAGGTTCTTTATTAACAGTGGATACATCTGACTACAAAGCGGATAGTACAACAATAAAAGCAGATGCAACGGAATTTTAAATTTTAACAAATGGCAAAACAGACAATAAATATAGGTAGTGTAGCTAATGACGGTACGGGCGATCCGTTGCGCACGGCCTTTGATAAAATAAACGATAACTTTACAGAGTTATACGATGATGATGCTGGTGATGTAAATTCGGTAAACGGACAAACAGGTGCAGTTACATTAGACACGGATGATGTTTCACAAGGTTCAACTAATTTATATAACCAAACACACACAGGTGATGTTACGGGGTCTACAGCTTTAACGATTGCAGCAGATGCAGTAGATGGTTCTAATATAGCAGATGATAGTATTGATTCCGAGCATTATGTGGATGGATCTATTGATACTGCTCATATAGCAAATGATAATATAACACACGATAAACTAGAAGCAAGATATACCGCGCAAGCATCTATTTCTACTCTTACAGGAACAGTTTCTTTTGATTGTTCTACTGCAAGTAGCTTTAAGCTTAGTGGCGATCTTACAGGTGCATATACTATTGATTTAAGTAATTATAAAAAAGGTCAGGTTATTACTATATATCCTTTAAAAGCACAAAGTGTTACTTTAGATGCACAAGGTAGTAGTACAAATACTTTTAATAAAATAGGTGCAGTTGATTACGATAATAGTACGTCTAGTATATTACAAATAGAATGTGTAGATGATTCGTCAACAGATCCTGTTTTCTTTTATTCAATAGCAACATTTGCATCAGATTCAACAATATAATTATGACGTTAAGTAGAAGATTTTTAAGTTTCCCTTCAGTTGCACAAGGTTCAGTAGCTTACTTATTAGTAGGTGGAGGAGCCGGAGGATTTAGCGGATATGCAGCTACAGGAGGCGCTGGTGGTGGTGTTAGAAGTAGTTATAGCACCGAAGCAAGTGGAGGTCCAAATGGTGTTGTAGAAGATATGCTTTCTTTTTCTAGTGGTACAACTTATACAATTACAGTAGGCGCAGGGGGTGCTAGATTAGGAAATACAGTTGCACCAACTTGGGCAGGAACTGGGGGAGTTTCATCTATTTCTGGTTCGGATATAACCACAGTAACAACAACCGGATCAACAAGCGATTCTGGTGGGTCATCCAGAGACGAAGGCTACGTTGCTGGATCTGGTAGTTCTTCTTACGGAGGTGGTGGCGGTGGTGGTGCTGGTGAAGTCGGTGGTGACACTGCTGCTTATACTTATTATGGCGGTGATGGTGGCGATGGTCAAACATCAACAATTACTGGTAGTAGTGTAGTTCGTGGTGGTGGTGCTGGTGGTATTGGTAGTTCTTATGGTAGTTATACAACTGTTGCAAGTGGTGGAGCAGGTGGTGGTGCTGATGCTATATTGCCTTTTGGTAGAGCATCTGTAGATGGTAATGATGGAACTGATGGTCTTGGTGGTGGTGGAACTGGTAGAAATATACACTATTACCATAGCGGATATTATGGTGGAGCTGGTGGCTCTGGATGTGTAATATTGAGGATGCCGACTGCTGAATACTCTGGAACAGTAACTGGAAGCCCTTCTGTTTCAACAAGTGGAAGCGATACTATAATTCATTGGACGGGATCTGGAACATATACGCATTAAATGATTAAAATTTTAGACAACGCTATACCTTTATATTATCAGGATTTTATTGAAGATTATATAACAGGAGTTGAAAAAACAAAAAGTAACAATGAAACAAATAAATATTTTAGTTTAGAATTTTGTGGAAATATATCGACTGGAATACCACCTTTTAGAAAAAACGAGATGGGATTTGGAAAAACTTTTTTTACTAATAATAAGATGAATGAGTATGCTGCTCCTTTAATGTTTCCTTTATATCATATTTTAAATAGCAAAAATATTATACCACGATATATTTTGGAAGCTAGAACATTTTTTATGATGCCTAATGGTGAAAGATCATTCATACAAAATCCGCATAAAGACAAGCATATACCACATATGTCATTATTATATTATGTGCGTGGTGAAGATGGTGATACTGTTTTTTATAATAAAGGTTTAACGCCACAGGAATATAATAATCATAACGAGGAGGCAGTTAAAAATTTACAAGAAAATCATATTACAAAAAAAGTTACACCAAAAAAAGGGAGAGCCATCTTGTTTGATGGTAATATTTGGCATAGTGGAAGTACACCAGAAAAAGATATAAGGATAGTATTAAATTATAATTTTCAAATATAATGGCGCATTTTGCAAAAATAGATAGTAATGGTTTAGTAACCTATGTTACAAAATTACATAATGATGTTTTGTTAGATTCAGAGGGTAATGAAAGTGAGCAAATAGGAATTGATTATCTTAATAATAATATTGAACAAGCAACTTGGGTTCAAACTTCATACAATAATAATTTAAGAAAACAATATGCTGGAATTGGATATACCTATGATAGTGTTAATGATGTTTTTTTATCACCCAAACCTTTTGATAGTTGGACATTGGATTCAAATTTTGATTGGCAACCCCCAGTAGATATGCCTAATGATGGCAATTTATACGAATGGAATGAAGTTAATCAAACTTGGGATGAGATAAGTGAATAAAAATGGAAGATTTGAAAATATACGGAGCAAATTTAATAGCACTAGCATTTAGTGTTTCATCTATTAATCCTTATTTACAAGCTATATCTTTACTATTAGCTATAGCATATACTATAATATCAATTTCTAATAAAATACAAAAATGAATATGCCAAGAAATGGAGTTGCGAAAGAAATAAGACATTATGTAGGTAGTTTATTTATATTTCTATTTGTTATAGGTATTATAGTTGCACTTATACAATTTCCAGTATTAGATACAAATAAAGAAGTTGTAATGATGCTAATAGGTACTATATCGGCTTCTATTGGTATTGTAGTAAGTACGATTACAGGTGCAAAACCGGATGATGTTACTGCTTTAAAAAACGAAGTAGAAAAGAAAAATAACCAAATAGATCTTTTAGTAAAAGCAAAAGATGACTTAGAAAAAATGGTTATAGATTTACAAAAACAAATGTTAGAAAATCAGGATAATGTTATGGATAAAATTATTTTAAAAGCAGCATTAGAGCATGATGATCGATACATGGCTAAAAAAGCAATGAATAATGGAAAATAAACCTAAATGTAAATGTGGTTGTACAAGTAACCCAGATGGGTACTGTGATGGCAGCCACTTAAATAAATAAAGATGAAAAAGTATTTTGATTTAATAAAAAATAAAATAATAGATTATACATTAAGTAATTGGTATAGTGATAAATTATTTAATAAAGGTAAAATTATATTTATATATATAATATTATTATTTATTATAATTAAATTAATATATAGTATATTTAATTAAATGAAATATTTTAATATAGATGAATTTGATTCGCCGGATTTACCTGGTAGCGGTATTAATATGGATAGCAGTTTTTTACAAATGCTCGACGATGCAAGAGAAATTGCGGGACAGCCCTTTAATATTACATCCGGTTATAGAAGCAAAGAACATAACACCAAAGTTGGAGGGGTGGAAAACTCTTCACATTTATACGGATTTGCAGCAGATATTGCAGTATCGAATGGGAATCAAAGATACATTATACTTAACGCTCTTATTAAAGCCGGATTTAAACGACTAGGTATTGCTAAAAGTTTTATACATTGCGATAACGATCCAAATAAAAATAATTCTGTTTGGACTTATTAAATGGGAAAAACTTTAAATAGAAAAGGTAAATATAGCCATTGTACTAGAGCACAGAAAAAAGGCAAAAATATACCTGCTAGAAAAAAATGAGCAATAAAAAAAAGTTTAAAGAAACACAAGTTGGCCAGTTTTTACTAAATAAAATTCCTAATGTAGTAGAAGCTGTAGCTGGCAATACTTTAGCTGGCAATGTAATACAAGCTATTATAGGTGGTTCTGAAATGACAGAAGAAGATAAACAAATAGCTTTAAAAAAATTAGAATTAGAACGTGCTGAAATAGATGGAACTACAAGAAGATGGGTAGCTGATGCACGTAGTGGTTCATGGTTAGCTAGCAATGTTAGGCCTTTAGTTTTGGTTTTTTTAACAGTTAGCTATATTATAGGATGGTATTTAGGATACCCTTTAGATTCCATAACTGGTTTATTATCTATTGTAATTGGTGGTTATTTTGGATCTAGGGGTGTAGAAAAAGTATTTGGAAACAATAAACATAAATAATTAATAAATATACAATGACAGAAGACATGACTATCAGAAAACTTGCAGAAAAAATAGCTAAGGATTTTCAACTAAGTGTAAAAGAAAGGACTGATTCTATATTAGAATTAGATGCTGTATCTTACACTAATCTTGGTATAGATAGCAATAAAACAGAAAAAAGCAAAGTAAAATCTGATAGCAAATACTTGTATAAATTGATTAAAGGTTTTAATGAGCATGATGGTAATTTATTATTAAATCATTTGGATGCCTAAAAAGCTTACAAGAAGCAAACTAATAAAAAAATTAGATGCTATATTTAGCAAATATATAAGGTTAAAAAATAGCGATAAAAATGGATATTGTGTTTGTATAACTTGTAATAAAAAACTACATTGGAAAGAAATTCAAGCGGGTCATTTTATAAGTAGAAAACATTATAGCACAAGATGGGATGAGGATAATGTGCATCCACAATGTGTAGCTTGTAATGTATATAGAGCAGGTGAGCAATATAAGTATAGTGTTGCTTTAGGTCCTTATTTAAGTGATAAGATATATATGAAAAGCCAGAAAATAGTAAAATATAAAGATTACGAATTGGAAGAAAAGATAAATAATTATAGTACATTTGTAAAAAATACAGAATAATGTAATTTGTGTTTCATTAGTTTTTTTTTGTTCTTGAAAGGTGGTTAAATTTTAATCACCTTTTTTTTTATTGTGTAAACTTTTTTTATATACATTTGTTAAAAATTATCTAATATGGACAAACAAATTAACATAAATCTTAAGCTTTTTAACTTGCAGCAAGAAATAGGAGCATTAAGTAAGGATAGTAAAAATCCTTTTTACAAAAGCAAATACTTTGATATTAATTCTTTAATTAATCAATTACAACCTTATTTAAAAAAATACAAGCTTTTATTACAACAACCAACAGATGTGGATTTTGAAACAGGTATTGAATTTATTTGTACTTATTTTCAGTGTGCTGAATCTTTACAAAGATCTGCAATGTCTAGGTTAAAACTAACAGAAGCTGATCCACAAAAAAAAGGTAGCCAAATAACTTATTACAGAAGATATACTTTAGCCAGCTTATTAGGTTTACAAGCTGTTGATGACGATGGTAATTTAGCTAGTAATAAAGTAATTAATAAACCAGTAATACCAGTTAATAAACAAACAATGGGTGTTAATCATGAAAAATTTCAAAAAGCAGTAGAGCATGTAACAGAAGGTAAACCTTTGTCACAAATTACTGCTAAATATGATTTAACAAAAGATGCATTAGAAAAACTAGAAACAATAAATAATTAAAAAATGGAAGTAAAAGGTAAAATTAAAAACGTTAGTGAAAAAGAAACATACGGTAATAATTCTTCTGTAACTGCAGAAATAGAAACTTTAGGTGATTATCCTACTACTTTGGGAGTAAAATTTTGGAACGATAAAATGCCATTATTAGATTCTTATAAAGTTAACGACGAGGTTAGGATAGGCATTAATATAAAAGGAAAAAAATGGACAAATCCTAAAACGTCAAAAGACCAGTTTTTCCATGAATTATCAGCTTGGCGTATAGATAGCAACCAGGAAGTTACAAATGGGGAACAAAATGGCGATAGGGATTTAGAAGATTTAGCTTTTTAATGTCTTATAAAAAACACAAATTAGACGATCCTTTTCCAAATGATTTTTGGAATTATACACTTAATCCAATAACTGGTTGGAAAGAACCTTTTAGACCAACGGGAAATAGAGCTAGAGCACCTAAGGATGATAGCGAATACACAATTAATTAAAAATAAAATACTTGACCTTAAATATGGTAGAGTAAAAGGTGGGCTGGGGATAGGTGTTAATGAAATAGATGAATATTTCCGATATAAGCCAGGTAACTTTAATTTAATAATTGGACACGCTAATGTAGGTAAGACTACTGTTTTAATGTACCTATTAACTTTATATGCTATAAAACATAAGTTAAAATTTTTAATATGGTCTAGTGAAAACACCTCACAAAGTATAGCAAGAAAAATTATAGAATTTAAAATGCAGCAACCTATATCTAAAGCAAATGATAAAGATATAGATGATGCTTTAAAATGGTGTAATACTTATTTTAAAATTATAGACGTAGATGATTTGTATGATTATAATGCTGTTGTAAAGGAAGCATTGGCTATCAAAGAAACTTGGGATTATAATGGATTGGTTATAGATCCGTATAACAGTTTAGCTAAGGATAAGGATTTATTAAAACTTGTTGGTGGTCATGAATATGATTACCAAGTAGCATCAGAATTTAGATTATTTGCTAAGAAAAATAATATTACTATTTTTTTAAATGCACATGGGGTAACGGAAGCTTTAAGAAGATCCCATCCTAAAGGACATGAATACGAAAATTTACCAACACCTTTAGCTTTAGCATCCGTAGAAGGTGGAGGTAAGTGGGCAAACAGGGCTGATGATGTAATATGCATACATAGATACACAAGCCATCCTAATGAATGGATGTTTAGCCATTTACATGTTTTAAAGGTAAAAGAAAATGAAACTGGTGGTAGATGCACACCTTATGAGCAAGGAATTAAATTAAAAATGGCAATTAACAATGTAGGATTCGAATTAAATGGGCAGGATTTGTTAAATTACAAAAATATAAATGTAAAATTTTGATATTACAAATTGTTATACTATTAGTTTTAATAGCTTTAATGTTTTATTTAATAGGTGAATTTGTTAATGCTGAAATTATAATTAGTCCAGTTATTGGTATAATGGCTGGATTTTTATATAGTAAAACCGAATTGGAAGAAACTACGGAATACACATTACAATGTTTAATATTTATTGTTTGTATATCTGTAGTATGGGAAAAACAGAATGGTTAGCTACTGTAGCTAAGCAACATAAAGAATGGGTTCGTATAGTGGAATCCATGGGCGAAAAAAATTATGCTGAGGATATTGTACAGGAAGCATATATAGCATTATATAAATACGCTAAGCCTAAAAATATTATAGAAAACGGTATAGTTAAAAGAGGATATATGTTTTTTACATTAAGAAGTTTAATGTTCCAATATTACAATAAAAAGAAAAAAATACATAAAGTTAGCTTGGATGATGATGCTAATTTTTTACAAATACCGGATACAAACAATATACAAGAAAATAAAGCTTTTCATAAAATATGCCAAATGATAGACCAGGAAGCAGAAAAGTGGCATTGGTATGATAGAAAAATGTTTAAGCTATACAGGGATACTGATATGAGTATTAGAAAAATAGCTATGGAAACTACTATAAGTTGGGTTAGTATATTTAATACTTTAAAAAATTGTAAAGATATTATTAAAGAAAAATTTGGTGAAGATTATTTAGATTATAAAAATGAAGATTATGACAGAATTTAAAGGAGATAAACGTAGTAAAGAATATAAAGAATGGAAAAAAAAGTATGATAAAAAAAGCAAAGGTTTGGGAGATACCGTTGAAAAAATAACCACAGCAACAGGTATTAAAAAAGCTGTTAAATGGTTAGCTGGTGAAGATTGTGGTTGTGACGAAAGAAAGGAAAAATTAAATAAACTTTTTGATTACCAAAAACCTGATTGTTTAACTGAGAGTGAATATATTAAATTAAGCGATATATTTGCTAAACACACTAACACCATAACACCTGATATACAGGTAGAAATACTAACTATATATAATAGGGTATTTAAAGAAAATGCTAGCACTACTAGTTGTGGTAGTTGTTTTGCTAATAACGTTTATAATAAATTAAAAAAGCTATATGCGGAATATAAATAAAAAAATTACATTATTAAAAGAAATGGAATTTAGTTCTAATTTTTTATTTCTATCTGAAACTTTATTAGAGTTAAAAAAGAAAAACAAAAATAAGGTTGTACAAGAAATGATAGATGCTTTAAGTGAAATATATAAATATGTTTTTGAATTAGAAAGAAACAAAACCTATATGATAAAAGCTATACAGGATTATAGGGAACAAAAAAACAAAGCTGTATTAAGAGCAAGGGAAGCAGAAATTAAAATAGAAGAAATAGTTGGAGATGAGTGATTCAGTAGAAAAATATTATGAAATGTTAGATAATGGTTGGACAACAGATAATACTTATAACCATTTACCTAAAGATCCTATAGTAGTAAGCGTAATAGATAGGATGAAAGCTAGAAGCCGTAAGGGTATAGAAAAATATGGAACAACCTTGTATGATTCTCCTGATGGTTATTATGAATTTTTAAACCATTTACAAGAAGAGTTAATGGATGCTATTTTATATATAGAAAAATTAAAAACACAAAATAAATTGTAAATTAAATGTTTATATAAAAAAAATTTATATATTTACAATGTATAAACAATTTAACATATGAAACTCAGAAAAGATTTATCCGATGATTGGTATTATGATAATATGACATTGGAGCAATTAAAAACAGATATGGATAATCCTAACCTTTTAGATTACTATAGAAATCGTTGCAAAGATTGGTATTATAAAAAATTAGAACAAAATGAATATTCTAGAAAAAGCTAATCAGATTGTAAACGAAAGGTCAGAAGAAAAGGAAAGAATGTATGGACCTTTTAGTGAATGCAATAGACGTGCATCTGTTATAGCTTCTGTTTTATCTAGCAAAGAAATAACAGTAACAGACATGTATAATATGCAAATAGCTTTAAAATTAGCTAGAGAAAGTTGGCACCATAAAGAGGATAATTTATTAGATCTTGTAGCTTATATAGGTGCTTTAAATAACTACAAAGAAAACATTAAGATTGAAAAAGCAGATATAGTAGAAAAGGATGGAAAGTAAAAACACAAATACGGTAACAAAAACGGAATTATTAACCACTAGGCAGGTTATTCCTAGCGATTTACATTGGATACCGCCAGGAACTTTTTTAGGTGAAATATATGATATATTTAATAATAAACATTACTCTTCTTTAGGTGGTAAAAAATATAGACCAAAGCATAATAATAAACATTTAGACGAAGGTCATTTCCAGGGGTATAGATTTGCTATACAACATTTAACCAGACCTAACCAAGT